GGCGCAGGCGTTGATTCTGTGGTAGAGACATACCTCAGAAAAGTGGATCATTATATGTTTCTCAACGCCTCACTGAAGAAGAACTTCTTTTGTGTGTCGGGCGTAGTTTCGTTGACGTATGCAAAGTTCTCACGAGAAGATATCGTGCGTATTTTGACAACGACAAAGGATCGCCGTCCGGTTATACAACAAGCAGCTGCTAATTCAGTAGTTAGCATGACAGAGGAAACACGGAAACCCACCTGGTCTGAGTGGTTTGCCGCTGTTCCTTTCGCTAGGGTTATTGGAGTGGTGATAATATCAGCGATTGCCACAGTGGTGTATATGGTCTGGAGTTCCGTCGCGCGTAGGCGTGCTGAGGAATCGAAAGTTTCCCAGTCACGTCTAGCTCGTATGTGTCAATTCTTCGGCACTTTAGCTGGTGCGCTCGCTCTTATGCAGTGTTGCGCAGGTTCCATTCAGGACATCAGAGATTTTCTTACCTATTTCTCTTTTACAAAGAGAACTCAATTTACCGAATGTACCGCTAACCATGACTGTTGTGACTGGTATGGTTGGAATGGTTTTGTCGGATGGCTTGCGGGTTGCGGGTGTAAATGCCATAGAGAGCAGACTAAACCCGTTGCCTTTGTTAAGCCCGACGCTGTTCCAGCTCATAACTGTTCATCAGATGAAGGCGAGGGTGATACCCCCGCACCAACAGATATGGAATTGCGATATCTTGATTATTTAGCTTTTTTCTTCCCAGAGGAAGACTGGATCCATCAATCGCATGAGACTAAGTGCTCGTTGTTGCAAAAAGCAATTGCCAGAGTCACTGCAGAACCTTGGGACTTAGACGAGATCAAGGGGTTGCAGGATAGACTATCTGGTGTTGCAGACCGCAACCACTGGGCTTATGCTTATACGCTTGCTATGGTATACAGAAGAGACTGGGACCCTCCCTGCAAGATAGAGGATGCTTACTACCGTTGGCGATCCAACGGCAAGAAAGTTGAATGTTTCCAACAGGGTGGTGGTAAGGAAAGGGTTGAAGATCCTGATGCTGCTGCAATCGGTTTTATTGAATGGTTTGTTGAACTCTATACTCGTGCAAAGAGTGCACATGTCTTTGTCATAGGGCTGTGCATTGTTGCGTCTCTTATCGTTGGTTCTTTGGTTGGCTACCTCATAGTACGTGCTACGTGGTTTGGGATGGCCAGGGTAAAGAAGCCAGAGGAAGAGTCGGATGCGGACGAGAAAAAGGGTAAAACAAAAGGTCGCGCCCAAGACTCGAGTGATCGCATGCGTAAAGCTACCGCTAAGTTGAAAGACTATGAAGTCTCTGATTTTACGTTGGAGGATTCAGAGCGTGAGTTTTTGCGTTGGCGTGCACATGAGTTGAAGGAGGCGGCTAAGAATGAGCAGAAATTGGAAGATGAAGGTCAGGACGTTGACTTTTATTATCGCGGGTTGTACATGGCCAAGGTAGATTATCTTGACTCCCGTGATGCCAAGATTTATGCCAACTTTGATGAACAAAAGGCGTCAACTAATGCCAGGAATCAATTCTACGCAGATAGACGTGCTATGGCGATTTTCAGAGGAGACAAGTATTCCAGGAAGCGCCACCAGATAACTGTAAAGGGATCTGATGGTTGGAACACTGTCCACGCAGCCCGTACCTCTGATACGACCAAAGCCTATACGCCCTCGAAGAGTTGGGCGGATAGAGAAGATGAGGACCTGGATAGTTTACCTGAATGGGAATCTAAAGCCCCTAAGACACCCCTGGTCAAGGAAGTGCCTGTTGTCGAACCTAAAGTAGAACCAAAGAAGCCCGTCGTCACGTTTGCGCCCACTATCATGGTGGGGGACATCGATATCGGTAGCCCCACTAATGTTACTGCTCTCAATACAAAACGACGTGTACCCGAGGTTTTGCTTCAAAAAGCACAGCACAAAAACTTGGTTAAGGCTGCGCGAGCAGCTGAGTGTTACCTTTGTCAAGGCAAGCATTCCTATTGGAATTGTCAAGTCAAAAACAAATCTAAAGATTGGCGCTTGGCCCCTTTCATCGCTCTGAAGCAAGAGGATTTTGCCGGTACAATAAAATGTCCTGGTGGATTACTCTACCGTAAGAGCGAGTGGTATGTGGATCCTAAACGTCAGTCGCTGGTTGCGAGAAGAGGTCTCAAGACAGAAGCAGCCATCCCGGGGAAGTATTTAATCAACATAGACCAGCTGTCTATGGGTATATTACCACTGTATGAGGATGATGTGCAAGTTGGAACTGGATTTCAGCTATGTTCATACATCGTCACAGCTGCACATGTACTCACAGAACGCACAGAGTTGGAGGGAGGGACCAAACTCGAGCACGCTTACTTTCCCCCAGCCGTGATGGCATTACTCAGGGCAAGAGATATTGCACTCTGCACAAATCCTTTGGTAGAGAAGAACACTCTTGATCTAATTAAAAAGCCACTCGAGCAGGGGAGTGAGGTGTGTGTCGTAGGATTCCTTGATGAAGACCTGAGGATTGGAACTGGGCGAGTAATCGCTAACGGTAACACCTTGATCTATGATGTTTATACTCTCCCGGGTATGTCTGGTTCGCCTGTGATTGAAGTTGCAACTGGCAAGGTTGTCGGTTGGCACACCTGTCGAGGTGACAACGATAAGGTTAACAAGGGGGAATTGTTCTCGGATGATCTCATTTGCCATATAAGGGTTCAGCATTCTCGACCTAAGCTGGCCCAAGGAGTGAGTTCGGGAAACGTGTAGGGGCGGAGAGCAGTAACTCCGCGTGGTGGAAGGGTTTATTGCACCAACGATCGTACCCCCACCCTGATCGACAGTATATCGAGCACATTGGCTTCATTGAGCGTCAGTTTACGGACGCGCCCAACAATTGTCTCGGTAGAGTAGATAAGATCGTTACGGATGAAATGGTGAAGTTAGGGTTACCATATGACCCTGGGTCGCATCATGTCATCCGAGGAGATTTAGAAGGAGTTAGGAAAAGTATAATGAAGTACGACCGTCCTGACTTCAGACCTGACCTTGATCCTTTGATTGTAGAAGAGGCTCTGCGGTCTTTATTTGACATGTTCAAAGTTCATTTCGACACATGCCCGAGAGCGGATGACGAAGAATTGTCTATGAATGGTGATTCGTCTCCGGGAGCTTATTATAAACTCAGGTACGGCTTTAAAAAGACCCGTCAGGTTCTTGATAATGCCGTTGCCATGCAAGAGATGCATGAGTTTGATGAGAACCCGCAGTACCCAACTCTCTGGACTGCGTCCGGAAAAACTGAACTACTGCCCGCACAGAAGATTCTGGATAATGACCCGCGTACATTCATCATTCCTGATAAACGTTTTCACTATCACTGTTTGCGAAATTTGTACCACCAGCATGTTTTATTTTTGAAACTTGCTGAATGTGACAAAAGTTGGTTTACAGCTGGTAGAAGTTTTCAGTATGGTGGGTTTAATCGGATTATGAAGGAATTTTTGGAGTATCTTTTTAAAATTGAAGGTGACGTATCGAAGTGGGATTCTTCCCTGCTTTCGTGGGTCTTCTTCAACGTGATTGTTCCTATACGGTCTGCGCTATTTCGCCCTAACCGTGTTGTAGTAGAGGATGGTGAGTTGCGAGAGGCAACTGTCGCTGAACGAGAGGCACAGCGACTTAAGTTCCGAAATGAGCTTATAGCCATTTATACGGATATGCTTAGAGCG